GTCAGGTTAACACAGTGAAGTTTTTAGAACATGCATTGGACACCATGTGGTTAGGGCTGTATACCCCCAGTCCAGAGTTTGAACCCTTTGTTACGATCAACCACCCTTTGTATATAAACGGAGAGTTGGCCGCGGTTGACCCTGAGCATCACTACGAATTGTACCCCTGGTTAGGTCAGGCTGCTAAATTAACTCCAAGTAAGGTAATACCTGCCCAGGGGCAATCAGTTTATAATCTGTGGGTAGATGGTGATCATACCTATATTGTCAATGGATATGGTACACCTAGCATCATCGACGATGGAGCCATACTTCGTCAGGCTGTTGAATATGAATATATAACCACTGCCCAAAGTCTGCAAATGTTATATGACCATTCTAACAATGGTAGAGCCCTACGTGTGGGCAGCTATCATGTTAATCAATTTTTAGGTTGGTTAGACTTTAAACCATTAACTAAAGTAATTGCAAAATCACTATCCGGCCCAAGTACAGTGCTCAAGAAAAGCCTACATACAGCAATGCGAGCAGTCGGCGTAGTGGCAAATTTAATCTATAAAACAAGGAATTAAAATGTTTAATATAACTCCAGAGGAAGTTGCAGAAAGAATCAACGGTTTATCTTTTGAAGAAAAGATGATCTTAGTTTCTGGAATATCTCTCCAATCTGCTCAAATACTGCATCGTATGTTTCCGGAAAATGCCTTTATTGAATGGTTTGTAAAAATAAAACAACAAACTAATTAAAATTATGGCAACATCACAGGTAGTTAGTTTATCAGTAGGCAGTGAGTTTGGTTTTAAAAGACCGGCATTTGCCCCAGTGCCGATTATGGAAACTATTAAGACGTTTAATACATCAACAACTGTTCCTGGGTCGCTGGCAAATACATCGTCTCGAGTGATAGTGTTGAGTTCATTAGTTCCTTTTGAATTCTCAATAGGTAATACATCTACTCAACAGGCCCTTGCTGATAGTGCGTTTGATGCAAATACATTCAATACTAAGTTAAAATCCTGGACTGCACCGTATAAACAAACTCTTACCATTTACAACGTGGGCAATGCCACTGTTACAATGTTTCCGCGTTCTCCGTACAGACCTGTGTTTTCCTTGCCACTACCGTTTCTTGGACAGCCCGGAACGTACCCAGTGATACATTCTATAAATGGACAAGACGTAACTACTTCTACATTTGATATACCTGCAGCCGGAATAAGCAGTCTCGAAATAGCCTACTATGGTACAGATGTAGGAGAATTTACCAGTTCTTTTAATATTGAATCTACCGCTGGTATTAATACAATTACAGTATATACTAGTCAAATTGTACTACCTGCTACTTTTGAAATTGAAGCTTCTTCGTACACTACTACATTTGTAACCAAAGTATTAGGGTTAACTTCTTCAACATCAATAGAGTTAATTCCAGTTAGAAACGGAATTAAAGACTATGACACTGTTTTAGACTTTACTGTATCCTTGACAGAAAGTCCAGGATGGAGTTTTACTACCGGAACTAATTCAGTTAATCTATTTTGGGATCCTGATTATGTTAATAATATTTCTACAACAACTCCATATACGTCTGTATTATCAATTTCGGTCCCCGGCACAGAAATAACAACTGTTACAAATTCTGCGTTAGTTGATATTACAGGTGTGTATAAAAATCTATCAACCTGGCTAAGTCCAATAGCCGGTAATAACAGTATGATCGGTGTCAGTCTTGACATGTTTGACGGCGTTGAGACTTTAACAATTGGCGTAGGTGCCGGTGGTGACGGTACCCCAATATATGCCAATGGCGGTAGTGTGTTCGCTGTGTTGAACAATTTAAACTTTAGAGCCGCAAGCATTGATACTCCTTATCCATACTGGGCCACTGTTTGTAATATTCCTTTGACAGGACCCGGCACATATTTAAGCGGAGCACTTCGCGACGATGGGTTACCGTTGTACATTAGGAAAACTACACCTGGTTTAAATTACGCTGACTATTTTGGCTTTGATCAAAGTGAAGGGTCTATTTTTATTGTTGACTACGATGGTTACGATGCAATAACCATTAGAATAAACAATTTACGGGATTTGTCTGGTAATCCAGATTTTGACGGAACCCTACAGAATCTAACCAGAGCGTTCCATTATTATAGTGAAAAAGATAGTCCAGGCAGATACAATAATCTACCGCAGTATCCATTTCCGTCCCAAGGTGTAGCTGTATTGTCTACAGCAACAACTCCATTACCTCTAGGCGAAACAAGAACATATTTGTTTAGAGGATTTACTGCCAATCATTCAACTGCTACGTCAACGTGGTCAGTTGATGTTGGATTAGTTCCATTCCCAACCTGATATTTTTAGTAGTTTTATCTACTAAGATAATTAGTAGTAATGCTAGAAAATATCTATCAAATTTCTCACAAAGAATCTCTTACCATTGAATGGCAAGGGCATGACCTTCACTACGATCTACAGCTCTATGAATTAGGACAAGGTCATGTTGAGTTTTTTGTAATTAATCCAAACAACAACATTCCAGAGAAATGGCAACATGAATTACAACATTATGTAGATGAACTTCCTAATACAAGAAAGTGTATAGTCATTACCCACGAAGGGGAATGGATTGTTAAGATATTTAAGGATGGTTGGTATCCGTATCACGGCTACGAGTCTATTGACATAGTTAAGACTAAATTAGTTTGGACAAAGAATCCAGATATTGATAAACTTATAACCTATGAGGACGACCCATTTGGTACATTTGATCCTAACAAGTGGGATAGGAATTATAAGTTAGTATGGTACATAGATCCGAGATTCAATCCCTTAGATGATAAAGTTTGGGCATTTAGTTGTCAGCCCATGGGCAAGGAAGTATCAGGTACTAAAGACATGGGATATGTTGCCCCCGATGTGTTTGTTGAATTTAATGAACACCTACCAGACCTAGGAGTAGATGTCAATGATTGTTGCCCTCCATTTTATGATCTAGCACACGAGTGTGCCTATGAGTTAGATCCTATACATCAAACCAACGACGAGAGATTATGGGTTATAAAATTTACGCCGTTGTGGCGTAAACCCAAAGAATGGAAATGGTTAGGAACTATCACTCCCGAGTTTACTGTAAAATATAATCCTGAACTACCAAAGTTAGACTACGATTTAGATTACACAATGCCATGGCATGACTTTACCTACGAGCATATTTGGATGTTAGATAGAAAACATTTAAGAAATGACGAGGATGGTATTTGGGCGTTCACCATTCAGGTAACAGAAGAATTAGAAGGCAGTAAAATTGTAGACTACATTAGTCCAAATGTAGACATTGCCTACAATCCTAACTTACCTAAATTAAAATACGATGAAGAGTATATTGTACCATGGCATGACTTTGCCTATGAACATGTTTGGTATTTAGATTCTACTTCTAAAGAAAAAGTTTGGACTGTTAAAGCAAAGTTTTGCAACAAACCTATCGGTGAGAAAACAGTTGGGTTAGTAACTCCATTGTTTGCAGATCAATTAGATGTCATCTTTATTTCCTATAAAGAACCCAATGCTGATGATAATTGGAATCGTGTACTAGAGAAAGCACCTTGGGCAAAACGGATACACGGTGTTGACGGGATCTTTAACGCACATAAGGCCGCAGCCAAATTGTCAACTTCTGATATGTTCTTTGTTGTTGACGGAGACGCATGGCTAGTGGACGATTGGGAATTTGATTTTCAGCCAGGCATATTTGACAGAGACTGTGCCTATGTATGGTGCAGCCAAAATCCAGTAAATAATTTGACTTATCATAACGGAGGTGTTAAACTGTTTAATAAGAGTATCCTAATGAAGAAGAAGAAATGGACCACTCTTGATATGTTTACGGGCATAATGCCTAAGATAAGTGCAGAAGATAGAATTAGTTGTATTACTTCATTTAATGTAGATGAATTCTCAACCTGGCGTAGTGCTTTTAGAGAATGCGTTAAACTATATAAGAACAATCAAATGGGCAAACTCAACGAATGGCTGAGTTCGGACCCTAAAAAGAAATTTGGTAGTTATGCAGCCTTAGGTGCAACCCACGCCTGCGACTTTGCTAACAAATTTGTAAATGATCACAATGCATTATTAAAGATCAATGACTATAATTGGTTAAGAGAATACTTTAATAAAATGACAGACTAGGAAAACAGTATATGAAAGAAATATTTGGAGTGGTTCCAGCTGAGGTTGCGTATGAAATAAGAGAGGCATTTCTTTCTGCAGACTACGATACCGTTATGCAGGAGAGAAAAACTTATTATCAGAGAGACTTTAATGTAGTGTCATCAACCTTGCCAGAGAACGATGAGGTATATCTATCTAATTTTAAAAGATCAGGATTCTTAGAAAATTCTAATCTAATTAAAGACTGCGTTAACTCTTATATAATCCCTGCAATTGAAAAAGAAGTATCTAAAAAAATTGTGCATAAAGAATTACGCTGTTATTACATGAATGAAGGTGGACATTTTAGAATTCACAAAGATGATTACATATCTGATTGGGGATTTGTTTGGTACCTCAACAGTAATTGGAAATGGGATTGGGGCGGCCTTTTACTGTCCGTACATGAAGACCAAACAGCTTCTGTATCTTTACCTCAATTTAATAAACTTGTAATAATGAATCACGGATCAAAACAGTTACCTCACTGTGTTACTCCTGTGAACCCTTTTGCAAAAGAGCCGCGCATCATGCTAGTTGGCTTCTTAAAAACCGAATAACATATTATGTCAGAATCAGATCACGAAAAAATTAAAAAGGTTATTGCCATTGTAAACAAAACAAGTCCAACGTTTTGTTTAGCTAAATGGCATCATGTTACCTTATATCTACAAACAGGAGAAACTCACAGTTGTTATCATCCTGCTCCACATAAAATTGATCTAGCTGAGATTAAAAAGAATCCTAGTGCTCTGCATAACACTTCCATAAAGAAGCAAGAGCGCAAAGAAATGCTAGAAGGCGTACAGACCAAAGGATGCCAATACTGTTGGAACATTGAGAACATGGGTCCTGATTACATCAGTGATAGACATATCAAAACTGCTAGTATCTTTACAGAGAAACGTTATAAGCAAGTTATAGATAATCCCTGGGACAAAAATGTAAACCCGGAATATATTGAAGTTAGTTTTGGCAACGAGTGTAACTTTAAATGCGGATATTGTCATCCAAAAGCCAGTAGTCGTTTCTATAATGAAATCAAACAATACGGCCCAGTAACGTCAGTTAAGAATCATCGTTGCGATATTGATTGGATGGATCTGTACGAACGTGAAGAAAAGAATCCTTATGTAGATGCGTGGTGGCAATGGTGGCCGACAGTGCGTAAGACATTAACCATTCTACGTATTACAGGAGGAGAACCGTTGATGCACACAAGTACATGGAAGCTGTTGGCTAGTCTTAAAGAAGATCCAATGCCTAAACTTGAATTAAACATTAATAGTAACCTAGGAGTAAAGCCCGCCCTAGTTGATAAAATGGTTGAGTATGTTAATCATCTAACAGATAACAAAGGCATCAACAGGTTTAAGTTATATACTAGCATTGACACTTGGGGTCCCCGTGCTGAATATATTCGAACAGGATTGGATTTAAAAATTTGGGAACGCAACTTAGATGCTTATCTAAAAGGTACCGGCCAACCGATTAGCTTTATGATTACATTCAATATCTTATCTGTAACAACATTTAAGAGCTTGCTAGAGAAGATACTAGAATGGCGAAGTATCTATAATCGATATAATAAAACAGACCAACCGCAGATGGTTAGATTTGATACTCCGTACTTGAAAGAGCCTTTGCAGTACGATATGAACATTCTTCCTAAAAAAGAGTTTATGAAGTATATGAAGGATAGTCTTAAGTTTATGGAAAAGAACGTAAGCGATAAAGATCCAACTAAGTTTTCAGAAGTTGAGTTTGAAAAGTTTAGACGAGTAGTTGATTATATGGGAGCGACTGAATATGATCAAAATAAAATCGATGAAGGGCAGCGTGATTTTTACAACTGGTTCAATGAACTAGACACACGACGCGGAACCAATTTTGTCGCAACCTTTCCAGAGATGGAAAAGTTTTTTAAAAAGTGTAGCAAATTATAATGAACAGTAAAGAATTCCTATTAAACAAAAGCAAAGTATTTTGTATGTCTCCGTGGATCCATGTACACACAAGTCCAACTGGAACTGCATCCGCATGTTGTATTGCTAAAACAACTATTGGCAACTCAAACTCACAAAATCTAGAGGAGTTGATCAATTCTCCAAACATGAAACAGTTGCGTTTAGATATGCTAAATGAAAGAGTTAATCCTGCCTGCGTAGCCTGTCACTCACACGAAGCAAGTGGAGTTAGATCTAGCCGCTTTCAATACGCTGATAGATTTAACAAATACTTTGACGAAGTTATAGTTGATACTAAATCAGACGGACATCTTGACAATTTTAAGATGCGCTACTTTGATATTCGATTCAGCAACATTTGTAATTTTAAATGCAGGACTTGTAATGCTGAATTCAGTACGCAATGGGAACAGGAAGATATTAAAAGAAAACTGCCATATTCTAAGATATACCCAAAGAACAATGGACCTAGACTGTTAGAAGAAATAATGTCACATATTCCTCATATGGAATATGCCTACTTTGCAGGAGGCGAACCTTTGATCACTGAAGAACATTATATAATGCTAGAAGAAATGATCAAACAAGGCCGTACAGATATTGCCCTTGTATATAACTCTAATGCTAGTAATTTAAAATTCAAAAGCAAAGACATTATCCAGCTGTGGAGTCAATTTAAAAAGCCTATTGAATTTTGGGCAAGCGTTGATCATGTAGGTGAACGTGCAGAATACATTAGATCAGGAACTAATTGGGGAGAAATTGAAAGCAATTTGTTAATATTAAAGTCGTTGCCAAATCTTCAACTATCATTGAATACAGTTAGCAGTGCATTCAACTATCTAACCTTAAAAGAATTTTACACTTATCTAATTGATAAAAAGATTTATCAACCACCACCTGGTCGATGTTATAGTCTATATCCGTTAACTCATCCTGAGTACTTCTCAGCTCAAATATTACCTACTAATTTAAAACAACAAGCTAGAGATAAAATTAACGAGTTGCTCCACTACATGAACTCTAACGGATTTACTCCTGTTCAGAAAAATACTATTCAGAATGCCGCTAATTGGACCGAATCATCTAATCAGTGGGAATTGTACAAGGATGCATTCCGTGCCTATGTACTAGAATTGGACAAAGTACGGGGAGAAGACTTTGTTAAGGTGTTTCCTGAGCTTGCATCATTAATGGACTAACATGGAAGATCTTAATAAAAACTTTCTGTTAAACGAGAGCAAGGTATTTTGTATGTTTCCTTGGATGCATTTAAATGTAACTCCAAAAGGGGATATCTATCCGTGTTGCAGTAATAACTATTCAACTCCGTTCGGTAGTACTAAAGAAACATCATTAAAAGAAGCATTCAACAGTGATAAAATGAAACAGTTACGTCTAAACATGCTCAATAATGTAAAGAATGATATCTGCGACTTTTGCTATAAACACGAAGAGGCAGGCCCGTATAGTTTTAGAACGTACAGCAAAGATCATTGGGCAAAGCGTTTTGATGATCTTGTACCTACTACATTAGAAGATGGAACTGTTCCAGATTTTAAGATGCATTATTTTGATATTCGATTCAGTAATATATGTAATTTTAAGTGTAGGACATGCGGCAGTGAATTTAGTAGTCAGTGGGCCGCCGAAGATAGACATTATGATAAAAACAAGCCAATTGTTATACACGCAGATGATCATAAAGGGGACTTATTACAAGAAGTATTAGATCATATAGAACATATTGACCTAGCATACTTTGCAGGTGGTGAACCGTTGATTACCGAAGAACATTATGTTATACTAGAAGAAATGATTAGAAAAGGCAGAACAGATACGGTTTTAAGATATAACACAAATGCCAGTACAATCAAATATAAGAATCATGACATACTTAGCTTATGGAAGCATTTTAAAAAGATTGAACTAAGTTGTAGCATTGACCATTACGGTGAAAGAGCAGAATGGTTAAGACATGGCACTGATTGGGGCAAGATTGAAAGCAATCTATTAACATTCCGTGATTTAGATTACGTAGTGTTTCAAATTAATACAGTGTTTAGCTTGTTTAACTATCCCACTCTTGGAGAATTTTACAATTACTTAAAGAGTAAAAACATTGTACAAACTAATGATTGGTACAATAGCTTATACCTAGCAGTTCATCCTAGTTATTATTCAGCCAAGAGTCTGCCTAAAGAGTTGAAACAATTAGCTAGAGATTCTGCACAAGATCTAGTAAAGAGTCATGGCACCAATTATACAGGATTAACGAGATTAGTTAATGATGCAATTAGTTTTGCCGACCAGGACAATACATGGAAAGATAATAAAGCTACATTTTTTAAACATACAGAAGCTCAGGATAAATTAAGAAACGAAGACTTTTTTAAAACATTTCCTGAACTGTCTAGACTACAAGATTTAGAGGAATAATATGCAAGATGTTAAACATTTAATCAAAGAAGGCAAACACTTCTGTGTGCTTCCTTGGATACACTTTCACTCTTGGCCTAATGGAAATGTAATGCCGTGTTGTGTTGCAGACAGTAGTAAGCCTGTTGCTAAAATTAAATCAGATGAGTCGATTATTCAAATGATGAATAGTGAAGACTTTAAGAGGATTCGCAGAGACATGCTTGAGGATAAACCAAGTCCGGAATGTAAACGTTGCCATGATGTTGAGTTATTGGGTACATGGACTATGCGACAAAGCCACAATAAACGTAGAGGCTTTGAATACATTGATATGATTAAAGATACCAACAAAGACGGCAGCATAGATAAATTTGAAATGCGTTACATGGATATTAGATTTAGTAATCTATGTAATATGAAATGTCGTAGTTGTGGACCTGGGTGCTCTAGTCAGTGGGCAGAAGAATATGTTAAAAAGAAATGGGGAATGGACCAGCTAGAAAAATTCTTTGGAATGAAAACTATTGTTGTTAATTCTAATGAAGATCAAATGTTCATGACTAAATTAAAACCCTATTTAAAAGATGTTACCGAAGTGTACTTTGCAGGTGGCGAAGTTATTATCACTCCAGAACACTATGAATGTTTAGATTATTGGATACAAAACAAACTAACAGATCAAGTTGAGTTAACTTATACTACAAACTTTAGTGTACTTAAATATAAAAACAAAGATTTAATCAAGCTGTGGAAGAAGTTTCCTAATTTAAAAATATGGGCTAGTTTAGATGCAGGAGGATCTCAAGCAGAGATCATACGTAAAGGCACAGATTGGGAACGAACAATTAAAAATATTAAGAAGTTGCGAGAAGAAGTTCCACATGCTGACTTTCAAATAACTCCTACAATCAGTATCTGGAACGTACATAGCTTCCCTGACTTTTTTGATAGTCTAGTTGATCAAGGACTATTAGATTTTAGTGATCCTCGGCGGCCGCCTAATGCTAGATTTAATCTGTTAAGCGATCCTTGGTACGCTAATATTATGATATTGCCGGATCATGTTAAGGACAAATTAAAGAATCGATATATTCAATCGATGTACAAATACGAATTTAGCAGAGATTTAAAAAATTCCTTTAAGACAGTGGTTTACACCCTTATGAGGGGGGAACCTAATAAAGGTGGAATTCAGGAGTTCATCAAATACAATGATGAAGTAGATGAACACAGGAAAGAAAAACTATTGGACGTTGTTCCAGAACTAAAAGAGGTGTATGAATGGGCAAAGAGTTAATTGAAATTGTTGCAAAAACAAAATATCTTGCAGTTACATGGCAGGTAAACAATTATTGCAACTTTAAATGTAGTTACTGCAATCCGGGTAATTGGAGTGGTACTGAGACAAACAACGGAAATCTAAGCACGTATCTTTATAATTTAGATACTATCATTTCTAAGTACAAGGCTGAAGGTTATCAAGATTTTAAATTCTTCTTCAGCGGCGGAGAACCTACAGCATGGAGGAACTTTATTCCAGTCTGTGAATGGCTACGTAAAGAGATACCTAATTGTACCATTGCTGTTAACACTAATTTAAGTCGTCCGTTAGCATGGTGGAAGAAACACTATCATTTATTTGACGATATTGTAGCCAGCTTTCACGTAGAGTTTTCAGATAAGAAAGTCTATGAGAAGAACAGTTTGTTCTTGTGCAATAAAGTAAACTATTTGTCTAGTAAGATGCTCATGCACGATAAAAGATTCTGGGAAGTAGTAGAGTTTGGAGAGCATTTGAAAACCCTCTTACCTAACTATTTTATTGAATGGACACCGTTATTCGATGAGATGACAGTTAATGCAGGGCCTTGGGAATATAAAGATCCTAAAAAAGTTAAATTCCTAAGCGAACACAACGTTGATACTAAACAAACTGTAGAGAAACCTTCAAAAGAAAATAATTGTATCAGTTACGTTAAATTTGATGATAGGACTACAACTCATGTGAACAGTAACGATGTTATTATCAATAGACAAAATTTCTTTAAAGGATGGAAATGTAATGTAGGTGATGCATTGTTTATTAATCCAACTGGAGCAATCAGTCTAGCAAGTTGTGGACAGGGCGGACATGTTGGTAACATACTAGGCGATATAAATGATATTGGACCTAAACAAATTATCTGTGGCAAGGAACACTGCCACTGTGGTACTGATATCATAATTCCAAAAGTAAAAGGATAACCTGTGGATTTTAACCTAACAGCTCTTGCTAACAAAAACATGGCTCCTAGAGAGCGTCCTACAGCAGATATTGAAGACGCTCGACATCTTTCAATGATGGAGGCCATTGCGCCTTATGCTAAAAAAATACAGCAGGCCAATGTTACACCTGTTTATGTTGACTATAAAACACGCAATACTAAATTAATCTTAGTATTGTGTCCCGAGTGGGCTCCTGAAATGCCTCCGTTTAATCTTGCTCGACTAAGCGGAATAGCAAAATCTGCAGGCTATGAAACAACTATCATAGATTTAAATATTAGAGCATATAATGAATATGCGGGCAATTGGAAACCAAACGGCCTGTTGCCTTTTAGGTTGTGGGATTCTAGTGCTAGCTGGCATTGGTTAGGTGATACCTATTTGCGAGATATTCATCCTTTGTTAGAACCTTTACTAATGAAGGCCTGTGATGAGATTGAAGCAGCTAATCCAGAAATAGTAGGATTTAGTGTTTACTACATCAGTGAAGAGCCTACTAAATGGATGTGCCAAGAATTAAAACGCCGTATGCCTAATGTTAAAATTGCAGTAGGAGGAAGTAATGTGCAGAAGTCTTGGTTTGCCATACAGGACTATTATGATTATGTTGTTAATGGTGAAGGTGAACAAGCTCTATTAAACATATTAGAAGAAGTTGAAAATGGAGTCAACCATAGTACTCCCCAGTATATAACGCAACCAGAAGATCAACGTATCAGTATCAACGGATTACCAATGCCAGACTACGAGTCAATTGACTTTAGTCAGTATAAAATTCCCAATGGAGTTAACAGTGAGATCAGTAGAGGATGTACAGCCAAGTGTACATTCTGCGAGGAGACGCACTTCTGGAAGTATCGTCAACGCCAGGCAGTTGATCTAATAACAGAAATAGAATGGTTGTACTATAACAAAGGCACAGACGTTATTTGGTTCATTGATAGTCTGGTTAACGGCAACCTTAAAGAACTACGTGCTTTCTGTAAGGCAGTTGAAGCTAAGGGATTAAAGATACGATGGACTGGATATGCACGATGTGACGGCCGCATGGATTTAGAATACTTTAAAGATCTCAAAGTAGGTGGTTGCATTATGCTAAACTATGGGATTGAGTCGGGTAGTCAGAAAGTACTCGATGACATGGCAAAAGGCGTCACTATTAAAGAAATGGAAGATAACTTCCGTGACGGCAAAAAAGTAGGAATCTGGGCGGCGACTAATTGGATTATTGGGTTCCCAACAGAGAATTTGCAAGACTTTGCTGACACTATGACATTCCTGTGGCGTATGCGTAATATGAATATCAACAACATTGGCGCAGGCGTCGGCTTTGGTATGGGTCCGGAAACTATTGTAGGACAAAATCCAGACAAGTTTAATGTAGGCTATCACAAGTACCACGGGCATTGGATTACAAAAGATTTCACAAAAGGTGGAACCCACGTAATGACTAGGGTAAAATCTTTTTATACATTTATAGATTTCCTAAAAAATTGTGTAAAAAGTGGAAGAATTAGTTATCCTGTGAGAGATTCACTGCCTAGAGATCATTACAAGATTACATTGCACAATCCATCTACAATTAAAGAAGTTGAATACGAAAAGTTTGATTATAATATTATTAAACCTAACATTAATCCATTTGCTGATGCATTAGTAAATGAAATGTGGCCTCTCTTTAGAATGTTATGGAAGACTCGTGGTGGGTATGATGCTGAGATTAAATTTAATCCAGAAATTGATTTAAGAGAATTTGGAACTCAGTTTGGCCCTGGAATGTATACTGCGATATTTAAATTTAATATTGATGACTCGGGTCTATGGAAAGCTGATTTTAATTTTAAATTCGATCAAAAGATTCGTAATCCTGATGACGACCACAAATCTAGAGAAAAAGAGAGAGAAGGTGCGTTCTATGCTCAGGATTATAGTCGAATAACAAGCAACACAGCTAAACGTGCTAGAAAATTAGCTAAACCAAATTGGTCTGTTGAAGATGGTCGAGATGATTCTCAGTTTGGAGATATGTTAAAGGAAGAAGTATTTTTAAATCAAAATTTTGATTTCTCTTTTGACTACCAATATATCGGAGAAGGCAATTGGGGTAATACTGCTGCCTATGAAATTGCAGTACCCGACAAGTCTTCAGTGACTATTCCAGAAAAAGAAGTTATGTTTGCTATTCCTATTTCATCCATTAAGAAAACAGAGAAATGAAAGAACGAGTATTATTGATTGCGGGATGTAGTCATGCAGCCGGATCCGAAATCGACGGAACTGAAGATAGTATCTATAATAGACAACATTCGTTTGGAAATCTTTTAGCAGAAAAGCTAGGCCGCCGACCGATAAACATTGCTTCAAGTGCGGCCAATAATCAATGCATAGCTAGGACTGTCATTGAATGGTTTGACGAGTGTTACAATTCAGAAAGTATGGATATTGTTGTACTAATAGGTTGGACAGAAAGTTCTAGACTAGATATCCCCATGGACAGAATTACATGGCATGAGCAGTGGAATCTATCCAGTGACTATGTATCTAAAGCATCGAGAGATTACATTCGTGTTAATCTAGGATACAAAGGTAACGGCAAGGAAGAAATGGAAGTTATTGCAGGATGTCATCAATTTATTACTAACAATCTAACGTACATAGAAATAATAAGTGCCAATTTAATTTTACAGATGCAGTATTTTTTGAAATTACAACAGGTAAAGAGCATAATGTGCAACACCATGCACATGTTTACTCCCGCAAAGCAAATTAATTTCTATATAGATCAAATTGATCAAAGTTATTACTTAGATTTAATTGATAACGAGCAAAGTTTTTATTGGAAATATAAAAACGCAGGTCATGTTAATCATAAAGCCAAATACTGGCACCACGGTGAAGAACCGCATAAATTGTATTCTGAAGAATTGTACAAGTTCTATGTTAATAAATATAATATTAGTACTTAATGATTATGAATAAAACACGTTGTTTTTCTTTTGGATGCAGTTATACAAATTATTTCTGGGCCACTTGGGCAGATTTTATAGGATCTAATTTTGATATCTATGCTAATTTTGGAAAAGGCGGGGCATCAAATACATACATAATGAATAAATTATTTGAATGGAATGACACGATTCAGTTTAATCCAGAAACTGATTATATTCTAGTAATGTTTTCAGGAATATCTAGATTTTCTTATATTGATAAAGAATCTAAGTCCTGGCAGACAAACGGTGATTTAAGAAACTTAACAAGCAAACATAACTCTGATCCATCATATAAAGTTATTTCAAATTTTGTTGAAAATGTGTGGAATGAAAAATGGGCAGTTTACCAATCCTGGATTGCAATAAAAGCTGTTAAAGAGTTTTTAGTTAGTAAAAAAATAAAACATAAAATACTAATGGGCATCGATAATAGATATTATTTACAAGATTATGACATATTAGATTTAGACTCCTACGACATTAAAAAAATAAATGACATTTACAATATGCTAGATGTTAAAGAAAGTTTAGATGAATTTATTGGACCTACCAGAGAATATACTTATTTTATAAAAGAAAACTCCTCAGACGGACATCCTAGCCAAACACAGCATTTCAAATATATGTCTAAGCATTTTTCAGAATTTATTACGCCTAAATCTATAAGCATGTTACAAGAAGTTGAATCAATTCTTGATAAGAGCTCATCGACTAATCAATCACAGAACTGGAATAAACTCCGACCTACTAACCCTTTTATAAAATATGATTAAGTTACCTTTTTTTTACGATTATGTTTTCCCTAACGTTATATTACCAAATGCTCTACCACCCGAAATGGGTGTAGTAAATTATATGCACACCTTGTATTCTAACAGACTAGATACAGAAAGTTTTTTTGATCAAGACTTAGAATTAGAATTAAACCCTATGAAACGTATGTTTGGAAACGCATTTGGCGATTGGCCAAACAGTATTAGAAACGGCGGCTCTTTCCTACAACAGCAGTGTTTCCATTCTTTGGTAGAGATTAAGGAAGACTCTGTATACTTTGGAAAAAGAAACAGATCTGTAAGAAGGTATATCTACCCTATTAAGGTAACTCCCCATTTTGCTAGATTCACAGGTGTTGACAGTGTTGGTAGTAAGCTAAACGGTGAGTTCTTTTGGAAACATATTTCAGCAGAAGTGTTAGAAGATGTACGTGCAGGTCAAGCAATAATATTTTTAGATTGGGGTCAGGAAAACTTTATTGAATATCAAGAGTATGTAGACTTTCATAGTGGATTAAAAAACGCAGGGATTCCTAAAAGTCAAATTATATTAGGTATTAATAGTTTTAACGCTAAAACTATTTACGAGGAATGGTTTCAAGAACATGAAAGATATATCGAAGTACATAATTTTCCTTTCTTAATTTCTCATATGTCGCATCATTATACTGCAAATGTTGATTGGAGACTAAATGAAGAATCTTTCAAACAAACTCGAAACACCATTAGACAAGATTATTTTATCTATCCTATTAGACGAGCTAGAGATCATAGAATAGCATTGTTGCATAAACTTGCATCTGATGGAATATTGGAGAAAGGAGATTGGTCTTGCTTAGACAATGTTGATTTCCAACATGGATTGCACATGTCATCAACACATCAATTTATAAATTTAGATCAAGAAAAACTTAAACAACTCCATACTCAAATTCCCCATAGTTTAAGAGAAGAACCAGGCAGCAACTATCTAAATGTAGCAGGTTGGGCAGATAGGCACAGTAGACAGAGTGAAAATTCCTATTTTTACATTGCATCTGAAACTTATGTACATGGAATATATAAGTCGCTCACAGAGAAGATATTTAAACCCCTTATTAATTTTCAGCCTTTTATATTTTTAGCATTTCCTGGAGCATTAAATGAGCTACGTCGGTTAGGATTCAAGACATTTAGTCCGTTTATCAATGAAGATTATGACAACGAGCAAGATTTATATAAAAGGATAAAGATGATTTCAGACGAAATCAGTCGGCTGTGCTCTATGAGTAAAGAAGATCTACACAACTGGTATTGGAGTATGGAAGAAATATTACTTCATAACCACAGGCATTTGTTAACAATACATCACTCTGAACCAAACACTGCTAACCTTGTAAGATATTTGCATATCCGCGTAACGGCTCCATAAATAGAAAACACGAATATCCTATGAATTACAAAAACCAAAACTGGAAAGATATTAATGTATCATACTTGAATACATTTGATAAAGCAGTTCCAATTTTTACTCCTAGTATCTACAGAGAATATCGTGGCGAAATCTTTACTACATATCATTCGAAAGTTCATCCGGTCAATAACCTAATGCCAGAAAATGTTGCAGTACACAGCAGATTTTCAAAATCTCATGCAGGTGTGCTTCGAGGTTTGCATTACGACAATAAAACATGGAAGCTAGTACAAGCTCTTGTTGGCGATATCTATTTGGTTGTGTTAGATGTTAGACCAGAGTCGAATACATTTGGTAAATGGGAATCCTATATAATCTCTGAAAAGACTAGAGATCAGGTATTAGTGCCACCTGGATTTGCCAACGGTCATTATGCATTAACTGATTGCATATTCCATTATACATTATTCTACCAAGGTGAATACGTAGATGAGAACAGCCAAGGTGTTATAAAATGGAACGATCCCCAGTTTAACATTGAATGGCCTACCCCAACACCTATACTACAGAGTCGAGACAGATGATACAAAATTTAAAGAACTATCCGGTAGTAAGAAGTATTACTAAAACAAAAGAAGATTTAATTCAGTTTGAAGAACTGATAGTCAGTCATTGGGAAAATGCAAAAATTCGTGGGCCAGTGCATCTAAGCAACGGAAACGAAGATCAACTAATTGAAATTTTTAAACGTATTAAAACTTCTGATTGGGTGTTTAGTACATGGCGTAGTCACTATCATGCTTTTTTAAAAGATATAGATCCTATTTGGATAGAGAAAGAAATCTTAGCGGGTAAGTCTATTACTCTTTGTAACATTGATGAAAAATTCTATTCTAGTGCTATTGTATCTGCTACATTGCCTATTGCATTAGGTGTAGCGCAGGCAATTAAGAAATCTGGTAGCACAGATAAAGTTTGGTGCTTTATTGGCGACATGAGCTTTGAAGGTGGCACCTTCTATGAAGTTCATAAGTATGCCAGGAACTTTGATTTGCCCCTACATTTTATAGTCGAAGACAACGGCATATCTACATACACCCCTACAGAAGCTACATGGAATGTTAAAAGAAACATTCCCGTAGACGTTATACATTATGCATATAAATCAAAATACCCACACTATGGCTCAGGTAAATGGATCGCGTTTTAAACTAGTATACTCACACTGGTTTTATAAAAATGGAATTCCATATCCGTTATCTAACGGCTTGCATCCCCTTGTCATTAAATGGATACTAGAATATATAGTAAGAGAAAATCCCTATGTCCACCCATTGTTGGAAAAATGCAGGATAGAAGAAATTGATAGACTTTATAGCAACATAGACTCTGGAATTCTTTATAGGCATTCTGAATTTTTCTGTCATTTTGTAAGGACGTTCTCGATGGACAGTGTTATAGGTGAAGATGATGTTATTGATGATGATTCTATCTACTTGTTCCCAATTGAGTTAGAATCAGATAGATTCTGTTTTTTAAAAGACAGTATATCTTTTACAGTAGACGGAGTTAACATTGATTATGATTTCATAGAAACATTTACTCCTAAAATATTAAATCTAGTACAATCTGGTAAAGTTAGACTTATTTTTTCTAACATGGTTGATCCTAGTTTAGATAACCGTACTCTTATTGCCATAGAAGAAAAATTAAGTAAAAATGGAATAAATCTAGAGAACGTTATTTTCCTACAAGGGAATCATCTTGTTAGCTACTGCGGGAAAATGAAGATGCTGGCCAGTGATATATCGTTGTATCAAACGTCTACTACTATTCCATTCTATCCATTTGAAACGTCACTGGGATATGTTAGTGACTATGTTAGAGAAGAAGACTTAGATGTTAATCATCATCGAGACCTAAAGTTTCTTTGTTTTAACAGAAATATGCATAGAGCACATAGACTTGGAATTGCACATCTTGCAATAAAATATAATATATTAACACAAGGGTTTTTTAGTTTTCTAGCAAATATGCCGCCAGATATACCATCACAATTGGTAAACGTCATTACAGAAAATAACGAAGAATTAAAAGTTATAGCTAAAAAAGTAATATCATTAATTCCTTATGAATTAGACACACATCATGTTGATAATAAGATGTCGTTTACTACCAATGAGAACAACAATAAACGCTTTTATAAAAATAGCTATTTGCACATAACTTCTGAAACTGAATTTGACAGTGGATCAACACCATTTTTATCAGAAAAAACATGGCGCCCTATTTTAAACCTACAACCATTTATATATGTAGGAAACTATAAATCTCTTGAAAAGTTAAAGTCGTTGGGATTTAAAACTTTTAGCCCTTTTATTAACGAAGACTACGATTTAATAAAAGATCAAAGAGAGAGATTCTTTGCCGTTGAGCAAGAAATTAAGAAATTCGCAGAGATGCCACTTAAAGAAATACATGAATGGTATTATTCAATAACTGATATTTTAATTCATAATCAAAATGTTCTTAAGAGGTATACAACATACAATCCAATTGAGGAAGTCTTTACTTTATAATTATGGAATTTAAAAATAAAAATATTATTATTACAGGAGCCAGTGGTCTAGTAGGTGTACCAACAGTTCGTAAATGCATTGAAGAAGGAGCATCTAACGTATATGCTGTAGATATTCGAATTAGTTCTGAACTGCAAGACCTAGCAAACACTTATACTAATATTAAGTTAGTTCAAACAGACTTAACATACCTTCACAACTGCGAAAGTTTATTTAAGGACACAGATATTAATATTGTATTACATATTGCCGGAGTCAAGGGAAGTCCTGCACGAACAGCAACTAGCCCAGCAGACTATATGTTTCCTATGAGTATGTTTAACATGAACATGATACAATCTTCATTTAAAGCTAATGTGGACTGGTTTGTCTACTTGTCATCTGTAGGAGTGTATGCGCCTGCTGATGTTATGGAAGAAGATAGCGTATGGACTACGATGCCAAGTAAGAACGATTGGCATCCAGGCTGGACCAAACGCATGGGCGAACTTGCACTAGATGCCCTACGCATACAACATAACTGGACCAAGTGGACTGTTATTCGCCCTAGCAATATCTACGGATGTAATGACAACTTTGCCAAAGATGCAACAGTGATCAGTGCTAATGTATGGAAGCTGTTTAATGTAG